GTTGAGACTGTAATTAGTGCGGCGGTTCCAGTAATCTCAACAGCGGTATCATTTTTGGGTACAGCGTTTGAGGCGGCTGGTAATGTGATTTCTCCAGCTCTGGATGCTATTTTGAGCATGGTAGAGAGTGTGATGGGGGCTATTGCTCCTGTAGTGTCAGATGCTTGGAGCATGATCTCCTCAGCGTTTGAGAGTGCTGGATCTTTCCTGAGCTCAGCCTCAACAGCTATCGGCTCAGCTATTAGCTGGTTAAAGGATTATTTTGTTCAAGTTTTTGACCAGATGGCTCCTTACATCCAGTCAGCATGGGAGGGAATAAAACCAGCCTTTGAAAGTGCCGGAAACCTGATAAGTCAGGTAGTCGGTATAATCGTACCTGTATTACAGACTCTTTGGAGTGGTGTACAGGCAGTATTTGAGTTTTTAGCACCATATCTTCCTACAGTGTGGAGTGTAATCAGTGCGGCGTTTCAGGTAGCCGGGGCGGTAATCTCGACAGTGATTGACGCTATCAGTGCTGTTTTATCGGTATTGCAAAGTGTTTTCTCGGCTGTTTTCAGTGCCATTTCCCCGATTGTATCAGCGGCGTGGAGTGTGATCCAGTCAGCGTTTAGTGTGGCAAGTGGAATAATCGGCGGCGTGGTAGGTGTGATCTCCGGGGTGATTAGTACCCTGTATAACATCTTCTCAGGAATTTTTACAACTATCGGCTCTATTGTCTCTACTGTTTGGAGTGCAATTACAGGCTTTTTCTCAAGCGGATCTGAGGGGGTATCCTCCTCATCAAGTACGGTAAGCTCTGTAATTTCCACATTGTCCGGCGTTTTCTCTGGAGTTTTCTCAGCCATTTCCGGGGTTGTCTCTACTGTTTGGGGGGCTATACAATCAGCCTTTGAGACAGCAAGTAGCGTAATCTCTGGGGTGGTTAGTGCTATATCGGGTGTGATCTCTGGAATTGCTGATTTATTTTCTGGTAATCTTGAGGGTGCTCAGAGTATAGCTGAGGGAGCTTGGAGTGCTATTACTGGTGCTTTCGATACAGCAAGCTCAGCAATATCTACGGCGGTATCCGGTATAGGTACTGTACTTGGTGGAATCGGTGAGGTGTTCTCTGGTGCTTTAGATGCTGTAGCCCCGATTGTAGAGGGAGCGTGGACAACGATTTCTGGGGCTTTCGATACCGGAAAAGAGTTACTTTCTGGAGCTCTTGAGGGTGTCGGTTCTGTACTGGATGGAATCGGTCAGACGGTGACAAGTGCTCTTGAGAGTGTGGGCTCCTTTATCGGTGACGCTTGGGGTAATATTTGTGATTTCTTCTCTGGAGGATCTGAGGAGGTTGGTAACTCAGCTCCTACGGCTGAGGCAAATGTAACCTCTTATCAAACAGCTTTCGATCAGATGAATGAGGTTGCTCCTCAAGTACAGAGTGCATGGACTTCTATCTCAGAAGCCTATAACACTGGAGCTGAGGGTATCGGTACTACTAACAGTACAGTAACTACAGCTCTCACAGAGTTGAGTACGGCGTTTACAACAGCGTTTACTCAGATCTCTACAACAGTAACTACAGGGTGGACAGGAGTTAATCAGGTATTTACTACCTTGACTACTGGCATTACTACCCTTAACACAAGTTTGACAACAGGGTGGACGGGAATTACACAGACTTTCACCACAGCTCAGACAGCTCTCACTACAGCTATGACAGCTATCCAGACAGCTCTTACAACTCTTAGCTCTGGAATGTCCTCAGGTATGAATAGCATTGTATCAACTACAGTATCCGGCTGGAGTTCTACATTGAGTGCTTTTGCAAGTGCTCAGAGTGGTATCTCCTCTTACAGCAGTTCTATCATTGGTACATTGTCCTCACTTGCTGGATCATTCTCCTCAGCAATGGGAAGTATATCAAGTTCGGCAAGCTCAGCGGCGGCGGCTGTAAACAGTGCGGCGGCAAGTATCCAGTCGGCGGTAAGTCGTGCGGCAAGTGCGGCGGCAAGTATGCCTAAGGGTGCTGGTGGAGCAAGTAGAGCAATGGGTGTAGACCGTGTACCTTATGACAACTATCCTATCATGGCACATGAGGGAGAAAAGCTCCTGACTAAGAACGAAGCTAACCAGTATGAACGATCCACAAGGGGAGTGAGAATGGTTAGTAGAGCAATGGGTACAGGAGAGATCCGTGAGGACGGTACTCCAATTCTGGCACATGAGGGAGAGAAACTTCTTACCAAACAGGAAACCAAACAGGCAAGAGATAACAGACCTCTTGAGATCAAGTTTGAGAATGTTACTTTCAATGAGACAGCGGATGTTGATGAGATCATGGAAGAGATGGTAAGAAAGCTTCGCAAGGTTCAGGAGACAATGGCTTAGTAAAGGAGGAGGATCATGGAGTTTTGGTTAAAAAAGTCAAACTCTGACAAATTTATGCTACCTGTAAATCCTGAGTCTTTCACCTTTACAGAGAAGCATAATAACACCTCAGTAAATGTTAATAGTATTGGTGAGGTAAATCTCTTAGGAAAGAGAAGTTTAAGGGAGGGTACAATATCCTCCCATTTTCCTAAGCGTAACAGGAACTATGCTAATAATTCTGGTAGACAGGCTCCTTATACTTATATTCATAAGCTGAGGACATGGAAAAGCTCTGGAAAGCCTGTACAGTTGATTATTACCGGGACTAAGATAAACTTCCCTGTCACTATTGAAACTCTGAAATACGGGGAACAGGATGGGACAGGGGATGTTTATTATGATCTTACCCTGAAAGAATACAGGGCGGTAGAAATCAAAAAGACAAAGCTCAAAGAGAAAAAGAAAACTACCAAAAAGAGCGCACCTAAAAGAACCTCCAATAAGAAAAAGACAAAGACCTACACTGTTAAAAGTGGGGATTGCCTTTGGAATATTGCTAAGAGGTTTTATGGTAATGGTGCTCAATACACAAAGATTTACAACGCTAACCGGGGCAAGATTAAAAATCCTAATTTGATCTATCCCGGTCAGAAGTTGACAATCCCATAAAAGGAGGTCATATATGAAAATTCTTCACAAGTTGACGAATGATATTACAGATTATGTGATCTCTATTGAGTGGGGCGGCTCTAAGTCGCAAGTAACCCGAAAACTGGAGATCACTGTAGTAAATGCCCCTTATGATCCGAATATCAAACAGCTTAATTTAAAGCTGGCAGAAACCCTCTATCTGTATTCAGATGATTTAAAGACTGAATACTTTAGAGGGTTTATTGTTGAGCGTGAAAGAAGCAGTAAGACCGGGAACATCACTTATACAGCTTATGATCTTTGCTACTACACAAAGAAGAGCAAAGCCACCTATAACTTTAAAGGTAAAACGGCTGAGAAGATCACAAAGATTGTGTGTGATGATCTTAAGATCCCTACAGGATCCTTAGCAAAGACGGGGCATAGTCAAAAACTCATAGTCAAGGATAAAACAATCTATGACATTATTATGAGTGCTTATACTCAGGCTCATCAGGTCAACAAAAAGCTCTATATGGTTAGGGCAAGTAAGGGAAAACTGAATGTAGTTGAGTATGGAGCTACAATCTGTACCTATGAGCTGGATGAGGATACAAACATTACAGAGTCAGCTTTCAAGGAAACCATTGAGAATATGGTTAATAAAGTTCGGATCTATGACGGTGACGGTAAACAGATTGGTGTAGTACAAAATACTGGAAATCAGAAATATGGTATTTTTCAGGAAACCTACACAAAAGAGAAAAATAAAAATGCCACTACAACAGCAAAGGCAAAGTTACACGGTATTGATAAGACCGCCACTATCAAGGCTTTGGGTAACAAGATGATGGGGGCTATCACTGGTAACGGGATTGCAGTTGTGGACAAGGCTACAGGCTTAAAGGGCTTATTCTGGATTACAGGAGATACCCATGTATGGGAAAAAGGTGTTCATACTATGACGCTTACCCTTGAGTTTAAAAAAGCAATGGATACAAAGGAGGTGTGATACATGGCTAAAGCAGATCAGACTTGTGCTAATCTCATGGAGATTATGAGACAGGAGGGCTCAAAGGATAACCCGGAAACTCTCTATATCGGAACTATGAGGAGTGCTACCTCAGTGGAAATTGATGGGCTGGTACTGGATGGAGATGATGTTTATATAGCGGCTCACCTCATGGCTGGGTATCAATTTCCTTTGAAAACTCCTTATGTCTCAAGTGTCAACTTTGGAAGTGAAACCACTACAAAGACTAACCCGGCGGTGAGATCCTCCGGGCTTAAAAAGGGAGATCTGGTAGCAGTTATGAAATGTAATGATAACACTACCTATGTGATCCTTGAAAGGGTGGTGAAACCATGAGTGATACAGGAGGCTTATTTCCTTTTGATGATGCTGAGGAGTTCGGTGAGGAGATCAGCACTGAGGAGGAAGAGTACACAATAAGAGATTTTGAGATAGACTTTACCACTATGAAAATGACCGGGAATATTGTTGAGGGGCTGGATGCTATAGAGATGTGGGTACAGCTTGCACTTAGAACTAAGCGGTATGAGTGGTTAATATTTTCGTGGGATTATGGTGAGGAGTACACAGATCTCTTAGGTTATTCATACACTCAGGAATACCTTGAGAGTGAGGTTGAGAGGATGATAACTGAGTGTGTTACTCAACACCCTTACATCACTGGAATACAGGATTTAACAGTAACCGTGGAGAAAGATAAGCTCCACATTACATTTACATTACTCACAGACTTAGGGGAGGTGGAAATAGATGTATGAGGATCAGACCTACGAGGTTATCTTAGATAGACTCTTAGAAAATACAAGGGATGATATTGATAAGACAGAGGGATCTGTTTTATATACCGCTGTTGCTCCGGCTGGCTTAGAGTTTGCTATCCACTATACAGAGCTGGATGGACTCATAAGAGAGGGATATGCTGATACTTGTGACAGGGATAACCTGATACTCAGATGTAAAGAGCGTAGTATCACTCCTTACCCGGCTACAGCGGCGGTCTTACAGGGAGAGTTTAATGTTGACATTGGAGTAGGTCAGCGTTTCTCTCTGGATGAGCTCAACTATATTTCAAAGAAATATATAGGGCGTGGAAATCCTACAGAGGATGGAGGCTCAGGTACTTACTTGTATCAGATGGAGTGTGAGACTGTAGGTACAGATGGTAATAAACACTTTGGAGATCTTACCGCCATTGAGTATATTACTAATCTGGAAGTTGCAAGACTTACAGAGGTTCTTATCCCGGCTGAGGATGAGGAGGACACTGAGGTATTAAGAGCCCGGTATTTCTCCAGTTTTGAGACAGCACCTTTTGGAGGGAATAAAAAGGACTACAAAGAAAAGACAAACAAGTTAAACGGTGTAGGAGCTACAAAGGTTATCCCGGCATGGGACGGAGGAGGAACTGTTAAGCTGATTATTATTAACAGTGAATTTAACAAAGCCTCCAGTACCTTAGTAAATGAGGTGCAAGAGGCTATGGATCCTTTATCTGACAGA